TTTTTTATTACTATTTTTTTTTAAATTAGTAATATCTTTTTTTACTTCTTTATATTTTTTTGTACTCTCAACTTTTTTTTTGAGAAACTTATATTCTTCAGATAAATCTAATGGCATTACTTATTAATTTTATAGTTTTTATCGGATGTGTCTTTTTCTATTAAAGATTTCATAATATCATCATCTAAATCTATATCAGATAAAGTAAATTCGTCTTGTTTATCTTGTGATTTTTGCCAAATTTGTGCTTGTAATTTTGAGAGGGATAATTTTTTCTCAACGCAATCGTTTATAATCTTTTGTTGTTTTTCAATCACAGGACCAATAAGTGTCATATCTTCTGGTTCTTTCATCATTGTCAACATTTTATTTTGGATACGCATTGCGGTGTTCCTTTGTTCAACAAGTTCATTATAAATTTCCTGCATCAACGACAACATTGATTCTTTTGTCAGATTGATTTGTTTTTTTTGTGGTCTTGGCATAACAATAAATATTTATTTTAGTAATTCCTGTAACAATTGAAAATATAATTTTTTATACCTTTTTATTGAGCTTCTTATTTCTTTTGTTGTGAGATTTGTCATCTCCCTAATTTCAAATAGAATTACATTTTTATTGAACTTATTATTACTAGTGTCAAAAAAAATGTTTTCGTAATTGATAAAAATGTCGTAAAGTGCTTGACCTAGTTTTATTTCTTGCTCCGTTGAGCAATCATCTTCCATTGTTTCTTTTAGTTTTTCTAAATATTTCTCAATAATTTCTTCTGAAGTCAAATGGTCATTATCAATGTGATATATCATTTCTGGATTATTTTGTAAATCAGATGAAATATCTTCATACGAAATTTTTCTATTCATCTCCTTTTGATCTTTCATTATTTGACCCATCAAATAATTTTTACAGATTGTACCAAAATATGAATAAGCTTTTTTTTCTTTTGACGGTTTAAATTTTTCTATTTTTGTCATCAAAAAAGAGTGAGTGTCTATATGGATTTCATTAAAGTCCATATCTTTTCTGTATAATTTGTATCGTCTTATAATTGACGAAATCATCTTATCTAAAGGATCCTTCAAAAAGTCATTGTAAATTTTATTCTTTTCGTCAAAAGTAGATGCGGTTAAAAACATCCTAACCGCATTTTCTTCTCTCTCATCAAAATAATTATTTGTTTTTGGTTTTCGTCCTTTCTTTTTCTGTATTGTGTTTTCTGTTTCTAAACTGTTTTCATCAAGCATTAAACTTCTTGTGGTTCGTATTTTATATTTCTATCTTGTGTAAAGAAATATTCTTTTTTAGCGGTATCAATCCAAAAACGAACTTCATCTTCAGACAATTTTTCAGACCCATTTTTATAGTTCCAGAAAATTGAACCTTCTCTTAAATTTGTATGTTTGTAACCAATTCTAGGGATTGTCATAAAATTAACAGCATTGTTAGTTAATCTTAATAACAACTCATATCCAAATGTAAGTTTAATTGATGGTTTTAGTCCTCCGTATTTATTAAATACTTCTTTTTTGAAAACCATACCTGAAATTTGAAAGTTTTGGTATGATAGTAATGTTTCGTTGGTTAATATACCCATTTCTTGTGAGAAGTTGGCAGCAAAAGTTGCTTCGTTTGTAAACCCAACAAATACCCCTTTATCGTCAACATCAACAACAACTGGAAGATACACATCAGTTTCTTTATAGATGTTAATATAGTTTACAACATTTTTAAACCATATATTTGAGTATTCATCGTCAAATTCTATAAATGAAACCCAATTAGATTTTGATAGTTCAACACCCTTATTAACTTGTTCACCAAAACTAGGTTCACTAGTCCAAGATTCCAAAACCACATTTAAATCACCAAAGTCATAGTTAGTTAAATGATTTACCAAGAAAGTTTCGTCTGTATGTACAATAATCAATTCTTGTACATATTCACCTTGGTTTTTTACAGATGTTATTGCTTTATTAAAGTAATCATCAAAAAATGGGGATTTACCAGATTTAATTGGTAATACCACGGAGATTTTAATTTCGTTTTCCATATCTAATTATATTGTTTGAAATTTATTTAATTGTTCTTCAAAAGACTCTAATCTTGTTGAAATATATGTTGAGAATAATTCCTCAACGTTTGATTCAAATTTTTCATAGTTTGAATAAGTGTTAGCTGTTTTTTCCATTTCAACAAATAATTCTGGACTAATATTATCTTCTAACCAATTTTGGATGAAGTCTGCAACAACCTCAACAATACCGTTAAAATTATTAATCCAAATACCGTTATCCTCTGTCATCCATTCTGGTACTAAATTAGGTGCTAAACCAATAACTGGTACATTCATTTTCATTGACTCTAAAGGATATGTTCCAAAACCTGATCTTTCATCAATCCATACAGAAAGAAAACTATCTTTCATACCATTAGCAAATTCTACCTCACTTAAACCTCTCATATCTCTAAAAGTAATCCATCTATATTGTGGGAATTTTGTATAAAAAGTTTTAATTAAATTAACCGTATCACGCTGTTCTCTAGTGTGGATGGAAATAACAGTTTTTGGTGGATATTGATTTTTTTCAAATACCTCGGAAATTACCGGATTAACAACATCAACAGATACATTTCTCATAACAGACTCAATATAATCTTTTTGTTTTTCTGAAGTTGTAATACATTTATAAAACCCAAAGGTTGGCCAAGTTTCACCTGGTTGTAAAGTCTCAAAAATATGGTCATAAGCTTGACACAATACAATTTTTCCACAAGGAAGTTTAGTAATTTGATCCATAAGGAAACCATAAATCTCTGGAATTACAATAAAGTCTTCTGGTGAAATTTCTAAATTCGTACCCTCAACATATTTGTGTTCCAAATCCACCATAAATTTTTCATCTAACCAAGATGATACACCAAAATACTCTGATTTTTCGTGTAAAATAATGGCATTATACCCTTTCGTTTTAAGACTATGTGCCATTTGATAAATCAATCTGACAGATGCCCTTGCATTACCTTTTGTGTCCTGAACGAAAAAATAAATTCTTGAGTTTTTATTTTTTAAATTCTCAATGGACTTTTCTAACTTTTCTAAATTTTCTGTGTTCATAATAATTTTATATTTTGTTTATTATTTTTTTTACTAATAACGAATTAAAAGCAATTTTAAATGGTATTGAAACTTCGTTAGTTTTCATACCTAAGTCTTCGTCGACTTCGTTTGATTCGGTTAATACTGTCTCCAAAAAGTTTTTTACTAATTCATATCTTACTAGATGAATTTGTTTTTCCTCTTTGGTAACTTCTTCATTTTCCGTATCGGTTTCTTCTACAGTTTCCTCTGTGAATTGTACGTACTCGTCAATTTTGTCAATGTCAACGTAGTAGGTTTCATTAAAAATTTTAAACATATTCCTTATTGATTTTATTTAATAATAAATTAAAATCAGACAAAGTGGATATTTCAAACTCACATTTTGTGCTTTCGTTGTATTTTGTTTGATATTTAATTACAATTTTATCTTCTGGGTGACTTTCAATAGTTGCAGGATTAGCCGTGATTAATATATCAACCTTATCCCATAATCTATTTTTTGTTGATTCTGAATAAAAAACAACTTGTTCAATTAAACAACCAAACTTGGCTAAAAAAAATAGTGATGCTGGTTTTGATTTACCAATTTCATCTGAAATAATTAATAAATCAAACTTATCTCTTAAATCATAATACAAATCATTTAACATATTAAATGTTGTCATTTCACTAGATGGTGCGTGACCAAATAATTCCATTGTATATTCTTCATACATAAAAGAATAAAGTTCTTCGTTGTTTTGAAATTTAAAATGTGACATTAAATCCATAGATGTTACATCACTAGTAATTTCGTATTTAAATGGCTCTGGTAATGTAATTTCTTCCGTGTTTCCAGAATAATCAAGTTCAAAAGTTTTAATAGTTTGCTCTTCTAAATTTGAATCTAACAAGTTTTTTTCATAAATCTGTTTAAACTTTCCAATAGTGTCTCTTAGTACACCATTAATTTCAATCCCTATTCTCTTCATATTTTGCTAAAATTTTACCTATTAATGGGTTACGAACATTTTTTGCGTTTCTAAAATCATATACACCAATATTTGGAATATCAGTAAATCTTTGTATTGCATCATAAAGACCAGACTGTCTTTTATCTTTATATCTATCGGTTTGTTCTAAATCGCCAGATATAAAGAATTTACTATTATAACCAATTCTTGTCAATAGTAATTTCATTTGGTTTGGTGTTGAGTTTTGAGCTTCTTCAAAAATTAAAATAGAATTGTCAATATTCATACCTCTCATATAAGCCAAAGCAAATACTTCTATAATTTCGGCATCCTTTAATTTTTCTCTAGCGTCTTTACCTATAATTTTGTTTAACAAATAGTAAGATGGAAAAATATACGGATCCAATTTTTCTTCTAAATTACCAGGAAGTGAACCTAATTTTTCTTCAGCTTCAACAGCCGGTCTAACAATTATAATTTTTTCGTATGAATTATCTGGATCAATTAATAAATCTACCGCGGCCTTCATAGCGATGTATGACTTACCAACACCTGCAGCTCCAGACGCAACTGTTATCTCATTGTTTTTTAAAATATTGTAATACTCTTCTTGGTGTTCTGTTAAAAATTTATTCTTTTGTCTTTTTTTAACCACTGAATTGATAAAATCCTTTCTTGAAAGGGGTTGTTGTGTCGTTTCTTCTTTTGTTGTTGTTACTGGTTTTTTTCTAGTCATTATTTGTTATTTGTTTGTTTATTAAAATAGTCTAACCAATATTCTACCATTTCGTCTAACATAGTCTCAAAAGTATATTTTGGTTTCCATCCTGTTAAAGACCTTAATTTTGTTGAGTCTCCTTTTAAATCGTTTAATTCTTCTGGTCTCAAGTATTTTTTATCTGTTGATATATAATTAGACCAATTTAGTTCTAATTTTTCAAAAACATAAATCACTAAATCCTTCACGGAATGTGAGACTCCTGTTGAGCACACAAAATCTTCTGGACTTTCTTGTTGTAGTATTAACCACATTGCCTCAACATAATCTTTAGCGTGTCCCCAGTCCCTTGTTGCGTCTAAATTTCCTAATTTTAATTTATCTGTTAAACCTAGTTTTATTTTAACCGCTTCTTTACAAACTTTATTTGTTACAAAGTTTGTACCCCTTCTTGGGGATTCGTGGTTAAATAAAATTCCATTACTTATAAACATATTATATGAATGTCTATAATTTATACCCATATTATGGGCAAATAATTTAGAAACACCATATGGTGACACGGGTATCATTCTAGTTGTTTCTCTTTGGTAACCATCGTCATCTATATTGTTTCCAAACATTTCAGAAGAAGAAGCTTGGTAAATTTTAGAATTAAGTTTTAAAAGTCTTACCGCCTCAATAACATTTAAAGCACCAACACCGGTTGCTTGTGATGTATATATTGGTTCGTCAAACGAAATTCTAACGTGAGATTGTGCAGCAAGATTATAAATTTCATTAGGTTGTACTTCACTAAAAATACGTATTAAAGAAGATAAATCTGTTATATCTCCGTAATGTAATGTTATTTTATCACTAATATGCTCAACTCTAATTGCTTGTGTTTCCGATACAGAGTTACGCTTCATTATACCGTGAACATCATAACCTTTCTCTAAAAGAAATTCTGCCAAATATGAACCGTCTTGACCATTTATTCCTGTTATTACTGCTTTTTTCATTTTTTATAATAGTTTGTTATTAACGTACCAGTCTTCGTAAGGTTTATTATAGTATAATGGGTTCTTATCTAAACAGACAGCGTTATCTACAACTCTCGTAAAACCTTTACTTGTTAGTAAGTTATAGATTAAATCTTTTCTTTCGTTTCCGTCACAATAAAGATTGTGCTCAATTGTCATAAGACCAATTTCAAACTCATCAAAATTAAAATTTTTTAATACTATGTATTCATGCCCCTCAATATCCATTGACAAATAATCAATTTTTCTTGGACAGTCATTTTCCTTTAAGATTTTTTCTAATGGTAAACATTTTACTTTACTCCCAGTATTTGAAATTCTGTCATTGCTAAAAAAACACTCACCTTCATAGTCAGTGACTGCATAGTTTAAATTAATTGACTTTCTATTTTTAATTAGTCTATTAAAAACGTTTGGGTTTGCTTCAATACAGATTCCAGACCAACCTAAACTTTGTTCAAAGAAAAAAGTATTACTAGTTTGTATACCGTCATAAGCTCCCACCTCAACAAAGAAACCATTTCTTTTGTTTTGGTAAAATTCTGTAACCCATTTGTCTTGATCAGATTGTGAATAATACATCTTTTTTTATTTTTTTGGTACCCATAAATCCATAAAACTCCCCTCAATGTTTTTATGAATTCTAGTGTAGTTTATTTTTTCAAAAAATTCATCAAATTGTGAATCCTTAAATAAATGAGGATACCCACTACTTAAATTTTCAATAAAAATTACTGGAGAGTTTCTTTTTATTGTTTTTACACCACCATTTAGTACCTCGTTCTCATGACCCTCAACATCTATTTTAATCATAGTAACATTAGTAAGGTTTAAACTATCTAAAGTTTTAGTAGTTACTTTGTCTTTAACAATAAATGACTTATTTTCTCCTTTACTCCCATCATAAGAATGTAATGAAAATCCACCAAAATTATTTGACTGACTATTATACAATATTTTTTCAGATTCCGAATCACTAAGCGCAAAATCCATTATTTTACAATTTTTACCATTTAAATTAAGCTTAAGTAACTCAACATTTTTTTCAAAGGGCTCAAAACAAATTATTTCATCATACTCTAAAAATTCTGAAAAAAATAAAGAATGGTTGCCAATGTTAGCGCCAATATCAATAATCGTTTTTTGTTTTTGAAAATTATTTCTTACAAATTCTAAAAATTCCACTTCAAAAAACTTACTACTATCATTTATAGACGACGATACAATTTCATTTTCGTGTAGGTTTATTGTTATTTTTTTGTTTAAATGTATAATCTCTTTTTTCATTTTTTTACATATATTTGGTTATAGTTTATTTCTTGTTTCAAGACATAACCAATTTTTTCAAAATAGTTATTATATTCTATATCATTTAAAAAATTTTCAACAACAATCAGTTTACAATTTATTTTTTCAGTATCAAGACCTAACATAACGTCTAATTCCCAACCTTCAACATCTATAGATAAAATATCTACGGTGTCAATATTTAAATCCTGGAGTATAGAGTCTAGTCTTCTAATTTCTACTTGAATTTTTTTTGTTTTTAAGTCTGAAAGTGATAAGTTTGTTTTAGTCAAATAACTTTCCTTTATTGCAATTGATGAAAACGAGTGATCAGTTACAACTCCTCCGTAAGCATTAACCTGTTGCTCAACAATTGTAAACTCACCAAATTTGTTTTCATCTGAACACGCATATTGATAAACTTCGTTATTTACGTTTTTATGTTCCTCAACAAACTTTGGGTTTGGTTCTATAACCACCGCTCGCCATCCATTATCTTTAAAATGTTTTGACATTGACAAAAATTCAGGTGTTGCTCCACCGACCTCAACAATAGTACCTTTAAAGGTTAAATCCGGAAAATAAGTTTCTCTTATAATTTTGTCCGTTTCAAATTCTGCGTAATATTTCATTTACCAATTATTTCAAATTTAGGGCACGGAACAATAAATTTCCCACCAGAGTTTAAAAATTCAGATTCACGTTCAACAAACTCATTTATAAAATGCCAAGGTAATACCAACAAGTAATCAGGGTTTTCTTTTCTCATTTCCTCTTCAGAAAAAATTGGGATATTTGTACCAACGGTTTTTAAACCAAATTTATAAGGACTTCTTTCTGCAATACCATCAATTAAAGTATTGTCTAAACCAAAATACTGTAACAACGTATTCCCTTTTGTTGACGCTCCATAAGCCCATATTTTTTTTCCTTTATTTTTTTCTTCTTTAATAAAAGAAACCGTTTTTTCTTTTAACTCGTTAATACTTTTAAAAAAGTTAAACCAAGTAATCGGTGAATCCAATTTTAAACTTTTTTCATATTCCAACAATGACTCAACTCTAAATTTACAGACATCTCTATATGGTTGTGTTCCAAATTTAGTTTTATCGCCAGTTTTTTTCATACAATAAATTCTAAAAGATCCACCATTAACATCGTTTAATTGAGTATCAATTATGTCAAAACCACACTCCTCAAATATTTTTTTAATGTTAAAAAGTGAGTAATAATATATGTGTTCGTGACAGATATTATCAAAAGCCATTTGCTCAATCATTAATGGCGTGTAAGACATTTGTAAAACCCACAAACCATTATCATCTAACACTTCATAAACACCGTTGATAAAATCTTTTGGTTTATCTAAATCATAAAACATTGCAATTGTTGTAATAACTTTAGCTTTTATATTACCATATTTAGATTTTTTAAAAACATCTGAACTAAAATAGTCTTGGATTATTAGATTTGCGTGTTTTTCTGATTCGTTTTTAAATGTATTATCAACGGGATCAATACCAACCCTAATTAATGTTTTTGGTAAATTACTTAATAGTGTACCATCGTTACAAGCAATATCAACCCATAAATCAGAATCTTGTAGTTTGTAATTTTCTAAAATAGAATTAACAATATCGTTTAGTTCTTTTTTCATTGTATTATTAATTCCAGACCTATACCAGTATTTTCCGTACATAGTGTCTAATGGTGCGCAGTGCTCAAGTCTTACAGCACCAGTTTCGTGTTCTAACATAAGTTTTAAATCAACTTTACCACCTCTTGGTTTATCGTCTTCTTTTAAAAAATCGGAAACATATAAGTCTCCCAAGTTGAATAGTTCCTCTAACATATTTTTTCTATAATTTTAATGAATTTATTTATTAGGTTTTCATTGCTCCATTCTTTTCTAAAAAAATGAATAGGTTCTAAACCTAGTGAAAGTATAGTTTCTAGATTATTATTGTCAATTGATATTTCTGGTTTTTTATCTGTGATATGTCTAAACATTACCGAATCGTTAATAACTAATGGTGTGTCAACACTAACAGCATAATCTGTTGATGATGAAACACCTCTACCAGGCATTTGATCATATAAAAATAAATTTACGTCGTTTGAATTTAAAAACTCTAAAATTTCATAATCGCTCATAAAATGAGTTGTTATTTCTAAATCAATTGTTTTTTTTACTATCTTTCTACAATTGTCAATTACTGAATTAGATATACTACCTGTAAAGTCACAAAAATGTGAGTTTGGTATGTGTAGCCTAATTTTTGCAGTATCAAACGTTGAGTTTACTAAATGACAAATCCTTTCAAAACCCTTGTTATGAAACCCAAAACCAAAACTACCAAAAGTAACAATTTCATTATTTTGTTTTGTAAAATTATTTTCATAAATGGGTCTTGGTATTGTAAAAATTTTTTTATCTTCATCTTCAAAAAAGTTAATATAAATTAACCCATCATATTTCATATTGGTATTAAATCCGGCTTCGTGGTATATAAAAATTTGTTTATATTTTGATAATTCATTTGTTAATTTTTGATTAACCCAAGACATTGTTAATTCATGCCAATTGTATAATATTAAATTAGGTTTAGTTTCTTCTAACACTTGAGTTAACTCTGTACTTGACCCCAATTCAAAATACATTATTTGATACGTTTTTGATTTTTTTAAAATCTCGTATAATCGTTTACCATATTGGTAAACACCGCATTTTGTTTGTTTGTGATTAACAAATAATATTTTCATATCTTACCTCCATTTCTATTAAGTCTTTAACTAATAATTTTAAATCAAATTTTGGCTCCCACCCCAAACTTCTCAACTTATTATTATTACCATAAATTTGTGTTTGATTTTTCCTATCTAGCGTTTTATCATATTCTACGTAATTTTCAATATCAAGATTTTTAAATTCAAAAAATAATTTAACCAAATCATAAACTTTAACTAATTTACCACTACTAAATACATAATTTTCATTCATTTTATTTTCAATTATTAATTTAACACCACTCATAAAATCATATGCATGACTAATATCAATAAAACCATCTAAATTTCCTAATGAAATTTTTTTTGGGTCGGTCTTCTCAATGTTCGCAACAAAAGATGCCAATTTTTTTGTAAGAAATTTATTTTTTCTAAAAAAAGAATCGTGATTAAAGAAAATACCAGACGAACACTGTAAGTTTAAATTTATTCTATATTCATCAATTAAGTTATGAACAAATGCTTTTGCAATACCATATGGGTAAATAGGACTCAAATTAGTTTTTTCACAAATCTCATTTGTTCCCGAATTACCAAACATAAGCGAAGATGATGCCTGGAAAAAAAATATGTTTTGATTTATTTCTTTAATTGTATTTAATATGTTTACTGGAATTATTAGATTTTGATTTACTAATTCTAATTGATTGTCCCAAGGATTAAAAACATTTGTTACCCCAGCAAAATTTACAATAACATCTGGTTGCACATCTTCAATTAAATCCATACAATTTTTTATATGAATTAAATCTTTTTTATATATTTTTATATTATGTTTAATTTCAAAATTTTTAATCCTATTTTCTGATGTTTCTAAATGAGTTACACCAAAAATTTGATGATTTTTTTTTAATAGTTCTGTAAGAATTTGCCCATCTTGTCCAAGAATTCCAGTAATTAATATTTTCATAAAGTTAAATAATTTACAAATTTTCCCATCTACCAGGTTCAAAAAAATTAAACTTAACAAATAAATTAGGGACATATAGTGTTGGATAAATTTTTACTAATTGTGATATTAGTTCTCCGTCTCCATACACAGTTAAGGGTAATCTATGATTTTTTATATGTTTTCCTTTCATAAAAAATTGTTCCACACCAACACCACCTACTAACATATTTTCTTGTCTGGCAAATAATGTATTTGTTGGGTGTCTCTTAACTGGTGGTAAATTAGGCGGGATGTTATCTCCACGTTTCATTGAGACAATGACTAAATCAGTCGGTAAATTATTTTCTTTAGATAGATTTATTTCAGTTTTCAATTCTTCAAAGAAGTTTTCACTATACCCGTCGTCATCGTTTAAAATACAATAATATTCTTCGTCTTTTATGTCTTGAGTTTCTAAAAGCCAATTTATTGAAAAATTTGATCTGGCCCAAAAGTCTACACTATTGTTTGGGCAGACATAATGGTTTATCCAGGATTCAGTAAAATTTACCTTTTCTTTACGGTCATCGTCCGTTACAACATGCCAGATTATATTCTGACCAACTAAATTTAATTTTAGTTTTTCGATATTTTCATATCTAGCTAAAGGTGTTATTACATTAAACATAATTTAAATTAAAAAAACTTTTTCTTTTATTTTTTCCCAGTGATTACTTATAACTGGTACTAATTTACTATAATCTATTTTTTGTTTGTCCAAATTTTCTGGATCCTCTTTTCTTGTTTGTGATTCATAATGATATGCGACACACTTACCACAGATATAATTTTTTAAATTAATAGAAACTAACTTTATATTTAAATCAACATCTTCAAAACAAGATAAATAATTTTCACTAAAAAGTCCAATATTTTCAAAAACATTTTTTCGTATTAACATTAAACCACCAGTATTACCAATAACTTCTTTTGTGTTGTTGAAGTAGTTGTAGTAATTTTTAAAATTTATGTGGCTTAAGGTTAGATTGTTAGTTTTTGATTTTGCAACAAATATTCCATCGTGCTGTATTGTATTGTCTTCAAAATGTAATCTGCAACCAACTGTACCTGTTCTTGGGTTTTCTTTAAAAATTTGTAACATTCCAGATAAAATATCATTCATAATTTTAATATCGTTATTTGAAAACAAGATAAATTCGTGTTTATTATCTAGATAATTTTTTACAACCTCATTATTAATCTTTGCAAAATTATAATAATCAAATTCAATAAGATTAATGTTATTATATTCGGATATAAAATTTTTAATTTGTGTTTTTTCTTCATCTGTTGACCCAGTGTCAGCAATAAAGATTTCAAAAATGTTCATATCACAATTGTCAAAATATGACTTAATACAATCAAAAAGAATTTCAATTTTTCCTTTTGTTGGTATTATAATTGCAACCTTCCCAAATTTTTTAAATGTCTGTCTTTTAATTTCTGGAATAAAAAGGTTTTCTGGTTTTAAATCAAGTGGTAGTTTATCACCCCACTTTTGTAAGAACATTTCTTTTGATTGATAAAACTCCTCATTTGGTTGTCCAATTGATTCGTGTGTAATTTCAAAAGATGAGGTAACGCCAAGTTTTACTCCATCTAAATAATTTGGTACGCAAAACCCGTGGTCATAAAAATGGAATTTTCCATATGATTCGTCAAACTTATGTTTAATCTTTGTCTTATCAAACGACAAAAATAAACCATCAAGCGTTACAACTGGAATAAGGATTGGTAATTTTGGTGAATATCTACTTAACCATTTATTATGATTTGGTGGATGGTGATATACTTGTCCTACCATTGTCTGATTCATTTTTTCCCAATAAACACCTGACTCTGGAAAATAACAAGAACCTGCTTTTCCTATAAGACCAAATTCTGGGTTATTGGA